GTTAGGGATCACGACATCATCGCCGTAAACACTAACGAAACGCGAATCAGAGCCTAAGACATCGCACACACTCGTGGCTAGCGCCCAAAAGATCAGGGTTTCTAGTTCAAAAGTGCAGGCGTTTCCCATGCTACTGAACTTGCGATACGTTACCGTCTCGCCAGCAAACTCTCCCGTTGCGCTTCGCAGTGAATCAAGTAAAGCGAAGACTTCGGGACACAGACTCAATAACCACTCAACCAGTGCATACGCCACTGTATCGGAGGCCATAGACATATCAACCGTTGCAACCAGTCCAGTTACTGAGCCAAAGTGCGCCCATTCTTGGTTTTGTACCTGGCTGCTAAGATCTATGCCCACCGTGCGCAAAACGTCGCGCAACGCCTGATGAAGTCCCTTCTGGAGAAACATATTTCCAGTTGGTTCACCAGCAATCATACGGTGAGTCTTGAAGTTTTTCGGTACACAGGTCAGCTTGTTCCCAGCGACGATCATGTGCGCTGGGTCTTGCCCATTGGGGCCCCATATCGGGATGGTCGGGAATACCGACCTCAAGATGCTGAAAGCTTGCTCAGTGGTCTCGACTGTAGTCGAGTATTTGTGTATTGGAGTCCCACGCACCCTGGGCAGCGTAACGCTGCCGCCCTTGGTAAATGTGAAGCCCGACACAACCGTTCGCCAATCTAAGGAGTTTAACAAACGACCAATTTTCTCACGAGCGCGTAACAGTACGCGTGTGACATCCTGATTTTCAGGACGATGACCGTAGAAATACCTTTCGAAGCGTAGGTTGGTTTGTTTACACAGCTCTTCCGCCTCGCGAAATTTTGCGAGGGCTGCCTTCGTCTTCAGTTCATTGGTCTCCGGTTTCCCGTCATCCAACTTACTTAGGACCTGTTCCGCGAAGTACTCTACTGCGAACCGATAGGTACCACCACCACACCTTGCGGTGCCGTGCTGGGGGCCTGGCGTTCCGAGTTCGAAGCCTTCTCGCGGGACGTACCCGACGCTCGTAAAGACACGTCGTAAGTACGACTCAAGGTCAAAAGAAGTACCACTGCTATGAGCCCGGTAAGGGCTAGGAGTTGAGACAAGCATTGTAATGCTCCTCGTACAAACGTGGATATGTAAACCACGTCAGCGTTGCGAATGGCCTGTAAGGGCCTGCCGGAATGGCGATAGTTCATCTCAGCCCCTTAGAGCTGGACAATCAGACCCGCAATGTCAGACTTCTTCGCCGTCAAGGCGTTGAGAGTCATCGTGACGAGGTTGAGCCGCTCTTGAGCGGTCGACTGCGGTGCGAAGTTGAAGCGCACATCAGCCGAAGACCCGTACTTGACACTGTAGGTACCATCCGTTGCAACGACCTCCGTCGGATCCCACATGGTGAGACGTGCGGTGTTATTGGTCCCACCACTCGCTGCACGCTTGATATCGAGGCCGAGAGTTTCCTGGCCCTTCAATGTCTGCGCGCCCGCTTCGTTCACATACCGAGCCTCCGATCCGTCTTGGACGGGGACGAAGGTGTGAGCGACCGGGGTCGGGGTGGTGGCGTCGTTTACGACGATATTGCCAATGGCCATGTTATACCTCTGGTAAGAAGCGTTACTTGCCTGGCAGGATGCCAGGACAAGAAAAGACGTAAAGTAGCCAGGGTTCCCTTTCGAGAATTTCCTTAACTAGCGGAGGTACTTCCTCACATTTACGCGCGACACACCACTTGAACTTAAGTTCGTTCATTCCATCCCGAGTAACGGGCAGCGGTGTGAGTTTCACGGCCTGATCGTCCCTTGAAACAGGGTTGACACGACCGACAGCAGGTTGGAATACTGCTGGGCAGATGGTCCTTTTCTTTTCATTTGGGGAAGGATCGACCCCATTGGTCCATACAAGTCACCCCTAACTACTCGGTTAACATCTTTCCGTGTAGCGTAGTCGGGAGCAACCGGCCATTTGTATGAAACGCCTGGCCCGGAACGCGGTGTGAACTTAGACTGGTAGATGGTACGCCAGCTTTCAGTCCAGTGCGTGTCCCAGATGAAACCAACATTGCTGTCCAAAACACTCAACCAATCACCAAGAGAGGTGAAATAATCAAGTAGCCAACTAAACGGCATGCCGTTGTAGAGAGCTTCGGGAGGATTTGTAATCCCGAGGGTTGACAGCCGACCTATAAAGCTGGGCTTTGGTCTTACACCTATAGCTACCCTCACAGAGCGGACGACCAGATGTTCATAGTCGCCGTACTCACATGGGGAGTAGTTGTACAGTTGCAGATTGCCCTTTTGCCTCATGGTATGTCTAGCATACCCACGTGCGATCCCACCATACTCGAATGCCATCTCAGCCTTGCGGCGTGAAAAGTCGTCAACCATGGCGGATATATCGTTGATTGTGGGTTTGATGCCGAAGTGATAGTAGAGCCACCCCTG